GTTCTTCGCGAAGGTTTCCGCTTAATCGGAGGCACGCGAATGAAAGTCGAGCTTTTGCGTAACACCAACGTGCGGTTTGCCGCAGGAGCGGTGCTGGATGTCCCCGACGAGGAAGGCGCACGGCTTATCGCTTTTAGGCTTGCCGCAAAAGTGGTCGAGAAGAAAGCCGAGGCCAAGACCCCGGCGAAAAAGAAAAAGGCTTAATTCCTCCAAGGATTGGGCAAGGCGGCTATCGTTTTTAGCTCCAAGCGATGGCCGCCATATTTTATGGAGCCAATCGAAGGCATCGGCGTTTTGCCGTTGTTGATGTGGCGAGGGCCGCACCTCCTTAAACGGCCCGCCACTTTAGATAGGAGAACGCAAGAATGCTAACCATTGTAAAAACGGCATTACGGATCGCGGGCGACGCGTTCGATGCCGAACTAGAACTCTTAATAGCGGCGTGCATCGAAGAAATGTCCGGCCTTAACGTCATTGTAGACACCGACGCGGAAGGCGTGCCGACATCTTCGCAGGTGCGCACCGCCATTATCGCGTATTGCAAGTGGCAGTTTGGCGACAACGACAACAAGACCGATTTCGAGGCCATTTACCATACGAAACTTGCGCAGTTGAAGACAATGACCAATTACACCGATTGGGAGGTGTAGCCGATGGATAGGAGCATCGCTTTTTATCTCGTGTCGGACACGTACACCCAAGACGCGATAGGCCAGCAGGTCGCGACGCGCAATCGGCGTTTGGTATATGGCCGCATCAACTCGGTTTCGCGTGCTGAATGGTCCGCGGCTGGGGAAGCTGGAATCAAACCCGAATATCAAATCACGATGTTTGGTCCCGATTACCAAGGCGAAAAGACGGTCGAAATGGACGTCAACGGCGAAACGCAGGTGTTCGGGATTTATAGGACGTACCAAACGACGTCCGATGATCTCGAACTCTACCTCGAATGGAAGGTAGGCGAAAGCAACGATGGCGAAAACATTGTCGGTTGACCAGCTAGCAACCGCGGTCAATTCCATACTCGCCGAATATAAAGGGTTGGTGGACGAGGACGTCGAGCAGGTGACGAAAGCCGTTGGCAAACGAACCGTGCAGAATGTCAAAGCGAATATTTCGTCTGCTGGCATTAAGGGCACCGGGGATTATAAAAAATCCATCTCCGTTCGAAACTCGAAAGATAACGCGCGGAACTTTCGCCAATCGGTCGTATATGCCAACGCACCGCATTACCGCTTGACGCACTTACTTGAATACGGCCATGCAACCGTAAACGGCGGGCGCACAAGGGCGTTTTCGCATTGGGCCGAAGCCGACCGCCAAGCAATCGCAGAATTTGAAACACGCCTAAAGGAGGCAATCGAAAGAAAATGACATCCGAACAGATGCGCGCCCTTCTTGAAGGCGTAGAAGGATTCGCCGACAAGGTCACATATTGGGAATGGCCGATCGGGGAATCCCCTTCCCTGCCCTTCGTGTGCTTCTTTAGCAACGAGGACACAGAATTTGCGGCAGATAATATCAACTATTACGCGCGCCCGCGCTTCGCGGTGGAACTGTATTCCAAGTACCGCGACAGGGCGACGGAAGCGTTATTCGAAGCCGCATTCAAGCAAAACAATCTGTATTACACCAAAGAGGCCGAATACCTCGCCGACGAACGGTGTTGGGTGACGGTCTATACCATTTAGGAGGCCTAAAAATGGCAGAAAACAAAGTCCGTTTCGGTCTTAAAAACGTTCATTATGCCGTACTGACGGAAAGCGCCGATGGCACCGCGAACGTCTACGCAACCCCGGTTGCGGTTCCCGGCGCGGTATCGCTGACGATGGATTCCAACGTGAGCGAAGGTTCTTTCTATGCGGATAACATCACGTATTACAAGACCTTCTCCAACAACGGGTATACGGGCGAACTCGAATTCGCACGCGTAAACGATGCAATGCTTGCCGATATTTTCGGTATGACCACGAGCCAAAACAATCTGTTGGTTGAAAAAGCAGGCGTCCAGCCGAAACCGTTTGCCCTGCTCTTTCAGATCGAGGGCGACACGGAAGCCGAATTAAACGTCCTGTATCGTGTCGTGCCCACCTCCAAGCCTTCCGCGGGTTCCGAAACTGTCGCGGAAAGCATCGAACCGGGTACGCAGAGCTTCGAATTTGAAGCCCTCCCCATCGTAACGGGTACGGAAGACGAACTCGGCCTCGTAAGAGCGAGAACCAAAGACACGACCGCGGCGGGTGTCAAATCCGCGTGGTTCGATGCGGTTACCCTGCCCACGGCATAAAAAGCCAAATGATGCGGCGGCCCTTCGGGGTCGCCTTTTCTTTTCATAAGTAAGGAGCTATGCGAAATGAAAAAGACTATCACCTTTGAAGGTCGAGAAATGACCATCGAGAATAACGCATTATTGCCGCGCATCTATCGGCACACCTTCGGGCGCGATCTCATCGTCGATATGCAGAAACTCACGGACGCATACAAGAAGAACCCCGACGAAATCAACACCGAAGTGTTGGAAAACCTCGCGTGGGTGATGCTCAAGGCAGGCGGCGAAGATGTGGGCGAATCTGTCGAAGAATGGCTCGGATCGCTGGAAGATACCTTCGCGATCTACGACATTATGGGAGACATCATCGAACTTTGGGCATCGGGCCTTAAAACGACCGCGAAGCCTAAAAAAAAATAAAACCAACGACGCGCCAAGCAACGGGCGCGGTTTTTATGCTTCGGTGTGCCGAACTCGGTTTGTCGGATGATGCCTTGCGCGGAATGACCGTCGGCATGGTCTACGACTTATTGACCGAGAAGGCAAACGACATGGAAGAATACCCCGTTATGGGCGATCAAGGCGACATAAAGAGGTTTTTTGGATAAATGGCGAACAACATTAAAGGCATAACGATTGAGATTGGCGGCGACACAACAGGCCTAGACAAGGCCCTAAAGGGCGTCAATTCCGAACTCACATCGACACAAAGAGAATTAAAAGAAGTCGACAAAGCGTTAAAGCTCGACCCGAAGAATACCGAGCTTTTGGAGCAGAAGCAACGCACCCTTGCAAAAGCGGTCGAAGCGACTTCGCAGAAGCTCAAGACCCTAAAGGACGCGCAGGCACAGGCGGCAGAACAACTCGAACGCGGGGAGATCGGGCAGAAACAATATGACGCATTGACCCGCGAAATCGTCAAGACCGAGGCGGCCTTAAAAGAAGCGACAAAGGCATCGAACGACTTTAACGCATCCACGGCGGGTCTATCGGCGAGCCTTGACGGCGTTTCGACGAAGGCAAAATCCGTTGCAGATGCAACGCGCGGACTTTCTGCGGCGGCTGGCGGTCTGTTAGTCGCCTTGGGCGGTGCGGCGGTCAATTCGGCACGCTATGCGGACGATTTAAACACCTTGAGCGCGCAAACGGGCATATCTGCCGAAGACCTGCAAAAGATGCAGTATGCCGCCGACCGGGTAGATGTAGACGTCGACACTATCGCGGGCGCGATGTCCAAGATGCGCAAATCTATGGTTTCGGATTCCGGCGCATCTGCGGAAGCGTTTGCGAGGATCGGCGTTTCCGTCCGGGATTCCTCGGGACAGTTGCGCGATTCGTCCACGGTCTTTTATGAGGTGTTGCAGGGTCTGTCCCGCGTAGGGAACGAAACCGAGCGGGACGCCCTCGCAATGGACATCTTCGGGCGGTCTGCGGACCAGCTCGCCGGGATCGTTGATGACGGCGGCGCGGCCTTAAAGCAACTCGGGCAGGAAGCCGAGGACATGGGCCTAATACTGGACGAACAGACCCTCGGTTCCTTAAATGCGTTCAATGACCAGCTCGACCAGCTCAAGGCACAGGCAACCGCCGAGATCGTAAGTGCGGGCGCGTCTGCGCTGGAAGCGTTGTCCCCGGTATTAGAAACCATCATCGGCGCAGTTAGTCGCATTTTGCAGTTTATCGGCGACCTTGACCCGAAGTTGATTACGGCCATCGCGACCATTGCGGCCATCGTGGCGGCGATTTCCCCGGTTGCAAGCATAATCGGCACAATATCGGGCGCAATAGCAAAATTCTTGACCTACTTACCAGCCATCAAAGCCGCATTCGCGGCGGTGTCCGCATTTGTGGCGGCAAACCCGCTAGTTTTAATCGGTGTAGCCGTGGGGGCATTGGTGGCGGCCATCATCACGCATTGGGACAAGATCAAACCCATTCTTTCGGAAGTATGGGAAAAGGTAAAGGATGTCGCAACCAAGGTTGCGGACGTCATCAAAGGCGCAATCGAGAAGGTGCAAGCGGCATTCCAAGCCGTAAAGGATTTCTTCGTCGGTATTTGGGAAACCATCAAGGAAGCCGCCAAGGAGAAAATCAACGCCATTATCGGTTTTGTTAACAAGGGCATTGAGGCCATTAACAAATTCACGTCCAAAATTAACGAATCCGGCGTCGGGCGGTTCTTCGGAATCAATATCGGCCAAATCTCCACCATTCCTGCCCTCGCAGGCGGTGGCGTACTGCAAAGCGGTTCGGCGTTGGTCGGTGAACGCGGCCCGGAACTGTTGACCATGCGCAACGGTGCGGCGGCGGTCCAGCCTTTGTCCACTACGACGAACACATATAATACCATCAACCAAACGAGCCGCCAGCCAGTCCAAATCAATTTGGTTCTCGACGGGATGGTCGCGGCGCGCGCCTTATACGACCCCCTGCGGGCGGTAAGTGGCCAGCGCGGCCCGAGCTTCGTTAAATAGGAGGCGAAACGATGTTCGCAAGCAATTTTACATTGATTATCGACGGCGTCGATTTCTCCGATTATATCCAGCAAGAAACAGACATAACGGAAACGATGCGAAAGGTCATCGGCGAGGCGCAGGCCGACGCGGTAGATGGCACGACCATTCCCGACTTAATCAAAATCAAATGGGACCCGTCGTTCCTGCTCGCACCGATGCCAAAATCGAAAATGCAAACCCTTATAGCGTTGATGGAAAAAGAATCCGTCGCGCTGGAATATACGAGCGTTAAGACGGCAGACATGGCGACGCGACCAATTACGGCGATCCCCACCGCAATACAGGTCAAATTCGCGACGCGGTGGAACGGCGAACACATCTACGACGCGACGCCGATTTCCTTCGAGGAGGTGTAACTGGTGAACTTCATTCAGTACGGCACTTCCTTTTTTCATGGCAATTCGGCGAGATACGGCACGGATGGTCTATTGATGAGCGGACGCGCGGAACAGGTCATCGCCTTATTTGGCAACGAGCTTGCCGCGGATTCCTTAACGTTCGTGGTCAATAGCAAATATTTGACCAGCCCTTCCGGCGGTTATGCGTTCTTGCTCGATTCCAACTTGCGCCCTCTGAAAACATCGGACGGTAAGTGGCTTTTGGTGCGGGCGGTCTATCCCGATTGGCGAACCTTCACCCCGGGCGCACCGCTCGACCTGTACAACCAGCAGGGCGGGCAGATTATCGGGCGTTTCTATGTGCAGAACGTGCGGCAGGTGTCGCGAAAGTTTGTTGAATTCACATGCACCGATTGCGTGGGGATGATTGATGCCCTCGCGGATCATAACGGCGGCATCTACAACGGAACCCCGATCGGCGACATCATCGACGATATTATGTCGGGTTCCGGCATCGCGTACACCGTTACGCAGGAGGTGCGCGAGGTGGCCGCCTACGGGCGTTTACCGCGTGACAACAGGCGAACCAACCTCGGGCGCGTACTGGTGGCAACGGGCGCGACATTGACCGAAGACACCGCGGGCCGGATGGTCGTTTCGTACCTCGGCGCGGGCAACGTGCAGAACATCCCGCAGAGGGTCATTTATTTGAATACTGGTTCGGTCGAGTACAGACACCCGGCAACGGCGGTGCAGGTGACAGAACACGCGTTCTACCAGCTCGCAGACGATGAGCAAAAGACCCTGTTCGACAACTCGGTCGAAGTTTCAACGGCAATTGAACAAACTGTCATATTCGACGAACCCTGCTACAACCTCACTACAACGGGAACCCTCGCGATCGTAGAAAGCAACCCGAATTATGCAGTTGTGCAGGGAACGGGAACCCTTTTCGGTACCGTATACACGCACACACGGCGAGTTATCACCGAAAGCACGGGCGTTGTTGCCGCCGAAAATGTTCTCACGCTGGAAGATAACGAGCTTGTAGGCATCCACAATTCCGATTACGTGGCAAAGCGGATGGCCAATTATTACAAACTCGCGATCGGCGTTCAGTTTGAGGCGCACGACGAAAGCGGCGCACTTCAACCGGGCACCAAGTTAAACATCGTCGACCCGTTCGGCGTTTCCCGCGTTGGGTGGCTCGAAAAGAAAACATTCAACCTCGGGAACAAGACCCGCGCGCAAATGGACATCGCCATCGATTGGCAACCCGGGCCGTGGGGATCAAACATCGACATTTACGAACTTATTACAGAAAACACCACATGGACGGTTCCCGAAGGTGTAACGACCGTGCGCGTCATACTCGGCCAAGGCGGCCAAGGTGGCGGCGGCGGTCACAAGGGAGGCTCGGGCCAAGCGTGCCGCGCTCCGGGTGTAGGCGGTGCGGCTGGGTCCGCAGGGAACCCCGGTAAGGTTTACGCGGTAGATGTTCCCGTAACACCGGGGCAGACTTACACAATTACGATTGGAGCGGCGGGCGTTGGCGGTGAAGCAGACACAGACGGCGAAGAAGGCGGCGAAACGACGTTCGGTTCGTATTCCAGCGCGAGCGGCCTAATTCCCGAAGAAGGTTTCCTCAATCAAGACACGGGCGATGTTTACGCCTTAATCGGTGAAGCTGGTATCAAAGGCGGCGAAGGCGGCAAACCATCCCAAAACCAATACGAGTACGGCGAAAGCGTAACGGCAGACGGGCAAACATGGATGGGCGGTCGTGGAACTATTCCAAATTCTAGGTACAGCGGTGCAGGCGGCGGCGGGGCCGCATATGGCAACAACGGACAAGATGCCACAAACCGTGAAAACGCGGGAGCAGGCGCAAATGCAACCGACCGACCAAACCTTCCCGCCCCGGGCCTTGGATGCGGGGGCATCGGTGGCAACGGTGGCGGTGGAGGTGGCCAAGGTGGAACCGACAACAATATCTGTTGGGGCGGTTCCGACGCGGCAGGCGGTAACGGATCACCCGGCCACGACGGCGGGCAAGGCTGGTGCCTGTTGCTTTATAAGCGGGCATCGTAAGGAGGTAACACAATGCCAAATATAAACATAGACGACGCGTACATCCTCGACGAAACAGGCGCGCAGGTCGACAAAGTGACGGGCCTGTTCACGAAGGACGAGAACCCGACGAACCCCGGGAAGGCGTTCGCGCAAC